GAACTATATAATGATCAAAACCATCCTTTCTACTGCAGCTATTCTGTTTGCCACTGGCGCAATGGCTGATGGTTATAATATTCGTCAAGGTACTGTAGTTGATGTAGAAGCTGTATATAGTAACTCATATACGCACGTTGTTCAAGAACAATGTTTTGAACAACAAGTTCCAGTTTATCAAAACCGACAGGGTTCTACCGGTGATGTTTTTGCAGGTGCAATCATCGGTGGCGCTATCGGTAACCAATTCGGGGGTGGTTCTGGAAAAGATGCAATGACTATTCTTGGAGCAATTGTTGGTGCTGATGTTGCCAGCCGCCCACGTGACAAGGTCGTTGGTTATACAAGTGAATGGCGTTGTGAAATGGTTGAAGTCCCGCAAGAGACTCGAGTATTTCATCACTACCAAGTCACATATCTAATGAACGGCAAGCATTACAGGATCAATACAGATCGTCTGTTTGAAGTTGGTCAACGCATCACAATCAATGAATAATGAAATTTTAACAAAACGAGTTGCTCAAATTATCTATGAGCAAATCGACCCTTGGATATTTCAAGCACCTGAAAAAACTAAAGATGAAATATTCAATGAAATTATTGTAGACATTAAAACTGGTAAATCACTTCCACTGGAAAAAGATGGATTTGTTTTTTATCTGATACCAGAGACAAAATGGCTCGCAAGAGTTCATATGTTTGCAAAAAATAATAACGCAATTGATTCTTTAAAGGCAAGTATATTTTTAACAAATTTAATTTTTGATAATTCAAAGGTTGTTAAATTATATGGAATAACGCCTTTACAGTCAATGGTTAAAGTGTCCAAAAGAGTAGGATGGAAACATGAAGGTGTTCTTTCGAATTCCTTTATGACAAAAGAAGGTGATATCAAAGATCAATATATTTTTGGTATTACTAGACAACAAAATAATGAATGGAGAAACAAATGAAAAAGATTCTAATTGCAACTGCACTAGTTTTTGCAGGTACTGCTGCTATGGCTGCAGATTTTGGCAGTAACACCGTTGATCTCGTACTAGAAAGAGACAATGTAACACTTGGTGTTTCTACCCTTGACGGCGAACCTACTAGTCTATCACTAGGCGCCACTGTACTTCCATATGCGATTATGGGTGTAGAAGCTGATCTAACCCTTGGAGCAAAATATGGCATTCAGTCAGAAGACATTACTCTAAGCGCAGCATATGGACTTTCAAAGAACATCAGTAAATTGAATGTAAATGGCACCGTAAAGGCTGCTCACACGATCGAATCCGGTGCAAATGAAGGCGTTTGGGCAGTTACTCCTTCAGTAGGTGCTAAATTTAACGTAAATAATAAGCTTTCTGCTTTCGGTGGAGTTTCATATGAATGGGATGCTTCGAATGATTGGACCAGTGCTGGCGGTGATGTAGAAGTTGGTGCTCGCTATGCAGTTACCGATGATCTAGCTCTTACACCAAGTGTAGTTCGCACCTTTGATACCGGTGCTGACGAAACAAATCTAAAGCTCAAAGTTGCTCTTCGCTTCTAAGATCTAAAATAGAGGAGTGGTTTCCTAATCAACCCGTGAGAGGCCTACGGTTAGCCTCTCATTTTCTTATCGGAGGTATGAATGAAATTAATTTATGAACGAGTTGATAAAGTAGTATATGCAAGATATTTTGGTCAACTAAGTCCTCGCTGGGTCGTCATGGTGTTAGATTAATAAATACTCTCTAAAATCAGGAGGTATTAAATGTCAGATAAACCTAGATACGAATCAGAAGAAGAAAAACAAAGAAGATATGACAGAGGTTGAACGCAAAGAAGCCAACAGATATTATTGGATCGTTAAAGGCCATCTGATTCCAGAAGCATGGAGTGAGAAAGACATATTAAGTGTATATAATGGATACTTTGATCGCATCTGGGGTAATCATGAAAACGTTGTACACGAAGATGGTTTTGAAGAAGCATACTCGAAAAGGTATAATAAATAAGATTGTAGTGATGATATTCACTGAACACGTTCTGGACTCGGCTTCGAAGCCGACACCTCCACCATAGATACACTTTGAGGGCGCATACGAAAACTAGGTCTAACCGTATGGACAGTCAAAGGCAGTTAGACGCAACTACGAAATGTAGGAAGTGTATCTTTGCTGGGGGTGAATTGGGATCGACAGGCGCACTAGGCAGGATGGAGCTACCCGGCGAAAGCTCGGTTAACGCAATAAAAAAAGAAATGCAAACAATAATTTTGCACCTAAGTCTTTTGCTCTAGCAGCATAAGTACTGTGGGTTGGCAACTTACCTCGAAACAGAAAAGTTGCATCACACATCACACAACACAGAAAGGTCAAATATGACAAGACGTATTACAACACAACAAGCACAAGCAGTAACAAATGGTCTCGGAATCCAATCAGGCGGATATGTAAATTTTCCTACTTCAGGTTTTCCAAATCCAATTACGCCAGTTTCTTCAGTTTCTTCTGTCGCTTTTACATTTCAAAAACCTTTGCTAGCAGAAGCATTTAAACCGAAGCGTGCCGGTAAAAACACCTCTCATATTATCTTTGTTTTAGACGATTCTGGCTCAATGCAGTCCTGTCGTGCTGCAACGATCTCTGGATATAACGAGTACCTACAAGCGCAAAAGAAGGACGCTGTGGAGACGGGGATTTCTACCTTTGTATCACTCTACAAGTTTGACGGTTCGTCTGTCAACAGTGTTTTCAGTCGAGTTGCTGCTGATGAAGTAAAAGATCTTGATGAAGCATCGTATAATCCACAAGGTACAACAAATCTTTATGACGCTATCGGTGGTGTCATGATGCAGATCAACTCTCAGCTTGCTGCGAATAAGAAGGCAGACCGTGACTCTGTCATTATTACTATTCTTACTGACGGTCACGAAAATGCTTCCAGAACTTTCAGTAACAATATTATTAAACAGATGGTAGAAAAAGCAGAAGGTAAGAACTGGGGCTTTATGTTCCTCGGTGCTAATATTGACGCGTTTGCCGCCGGTGGATCTCTTGGCTTCAATATCAATAATACCATGCAATATGATACTCATTCTATGGGTAATACAATGCGTTCAGCATCCGCTATGACATCGCGTATGAAGAGCGCTTATGCGTCTGGCATGGATACTGGTATGATGTATACATCTGCTGCATTTACTGATGAAGAGCGCACATCGGCGGTATCGAAAGATGACAAATAAAAATCCTTACGAAATTAGACTTGATGTTCTCAAAATGGCTCAACAAATGCTTGAAGCTGAACAGAGATCCAAAGAAATCAAGTTTAAAGAGCAAGTTGATACATTAAGATCTATCAAACATAACGAGTCTGAAGTTCTTACTTTCATCGAGAAAAATGCACCAACTTCTTATACACCAGATGAAGTTGTTACACGGTCTAATGCTCTTTATAACTTCGTTTCATCATCTACATTAAAGAAATCTGAAGGCTCGTAAGGGCCTTCATTAATTTTACAAAACTATAATATTGGCTTAATACGATTGTTACAATTGCGATATAAATTATTTTTATGGAGGAAGCAAACCGCAAGCCTCTCATCGTGGAGAAATTGAATGAAATTACTTTTACTTAGCACTACATTAATTTTAGCCGTTGCATCTACCGCGTTTGCAAGAGATAATGTTCAAGTCACGGGATCATCTACAGTACTACCATACGCAACCATTGTCGCAGAGGCATTTGGTGAAAATTTCGACTTTCAGACACCTGTAGTTGAAGGCGGCGGCTCAGGTGCAGGTCGTAAAAAACTATGCGAAGGTGTTGGTGAAAACACTGTTGATATCGCAAATAGTTCTTCAAAAATGAAAGATGAAGAAAGAGCCAAATGTGAAGAAGCAATTGGCGAAATCACTGAAGTTAGAATCGGTTATGATGGTATCGTGTTTGCATCAAACATCGATCAACTCAATATCGATAACTTGACTGTTGAGCAACTCTATAGCGCACTACATGAGTCGAGCACAGCTAAACTTTGGAGTGACGTGGACTCAACTCTTCCAGCAGTGGAAATCCTTGCATATATCCCAGGAACCAAGCACGGCACTCGTGAAGTGTTTGATGTAAAGGTTATGGAAGCAGGTTGTAAATCGGTACTTGGCGTTGAGAAGCTGGACGACGATCAAAAGAAGGCTTGCGTCAAGGTTCGCACTGATGGCGCATCAGTTGATATTGATGGTGACTATACAGAAACACTTGCTCGTCTAGACGCAAACAAGACAGCGCTTGGTGTGTTTGGTCTTAGCTTCTATCAGAACAACACTGATAAACTCGAAGTTGCCACAGTGAGTGGTGTAGCACCAAGTGTAGAAACCATTTCAAGCGGTGACTATCCAATCAGCCGCCCACTTTACTTCTATGTGAAGAACGCTCATATCAGCGTCATTCCAGGATTGAAGGAATACATCGAGTTCTTCGTAAGTGACGAAATGGCCGGTCCTGGCGGGCCATTGGCTAATTATGGTCTTGTGCCAGATCCAGAACTAGCAGCAACCCAAGAAATGGTTACTAATCTAAAGTAATCTGTATAAATAGAAGAGAGGGAAATATTTCCCTCTCTTTTTCATAGGAGAATGAAATGAATAATATAAATTTCATGATCGACTTTATACAAAATTCTAAAAGACAATTTGTAAATGCTACCGTAACCGACGAGCGCATAAAGCTAGGTCTGAATAATTTTGTTGACAAACAAACCGAATTGTGTAAAATTATAACTAAGAATATTGAAGACTTTACTAAAATAGCTATTGAAACTAATAAGGTATCCAATATCTGCAAGCCATGAATAATCTGAAAGAATTAACTCATGAACAGCATAAGAATGCTGAACGATCTCTCTTTGTTAAAAAGCTCTTGAAAAAAGAGATCACTCCGTATCAATATTATATCTATCTTTCAAATCAATTTTTAATGTATACAACGCTTGAAGGTTATGCTACTCAAGCTGGTGTTCTCAAAGGTATTGAAAATATAGCTCGTGGAATAGCAATGTCTATAGACCTTCAAGAGTTAGAAAAAGAACATGGATTTAAAATTCCTATTCATTTGAAGACAACAAGCGATTATATGCAGTATATCTTCAAGATATCCGAAGACCCAGAAAAGCTTCTCGCGCACGTGTATGTGAGACATATGGGTGATTTGTCTGGTGGTCAAATTATAAAACGGTTCGTGCCTGGTTTTGGTCAACATTATCAATTTGATGAAGATGTTATTGAGCTGAAAGAAAAGGTTCGAGCAAAATTGCATGATGGACTTGCTGATGAAGCAAAAGTCTGCTTTAATATGATTAAAACATTCATGGAAGAATTGGAGAATAGCTTTGCCGATATGGGACCACCTAATAACACTGCAGCGTGATATCGAAGACATATTCAATAAAAATATGGTTCAATATGATGAAGAACACACCCAGCGGTTTAATCAACCAGGATGGATTAATCGGACATGGAAGTCTGACAAGTTTAGACGTGCACACATTGATGTTGTGGATGCTCGAGAAACCAAAAAGTTGTGGATGATGCACGTGTGTGTCTTTCCACAACTGCAGTCAGGAGCTCCTATATACGGCTTCGATGTTATATCAGGACCAACAAAGATTACAGGCGCATTTCACGATTTTTCCCCAGCAAACCTTAATGACCCTGCACTCACATACTTTGCCGATGAAGTATCTCAGTATACATGGGGTAAACAGCGCGAGTTGCCAGATTGGGCAAGGGCAATCTTCTCAGGGAATATGGTAGCAGCTGGCAACATCCAAACGGACGAAGAGTTGTATCGTCTCACATCACTGGTCATAGCAAACACGAAATGGTATGTTGAGAATATGCAGGTGATAGATGATATGCCTTCATCATATGCACATAATAAATATGCTCACTATCAGAAACAAAACCCTCACACGCCCCGAACGATGAAGGCATTGGGACTTGACGAGCACGACGTTGATTTCTTTGTAAGCAAGTGTTTATTTCCTGAAATCATTTGAATGGCAGATTATGATAAAATTGGTTTATATAAAGAAAAATAAAATACATATTGCAGAAATCAAAAGTTAAATCCACATCTACATAGATCTATATTGGCTATGGGTATCAGTGAAGAGGACAAAGATAGATACGTAAATAAGGTTCTTTTCGAAGAGATTTAGGTTTATAAGATCTCGAGTCAAGAATAGTGTTTCAGAATGAAAGTTATTTAAAATATTATGAGAACGGAACGAGACGTATGGAAGATTATATCTCCTGAAGATATATGGGTTATGGATAAACTTATACTATCACGCACACTTGGCTATATATGCGGACCATCGGGAATGGATGTGCCAAAACCAGGTTGGTACATTACCAGACCTTGTGTCAATATAAGAGGTCTTGGTCTTGGTGCAGAAAAAATGTGGTTGGATAAGGACACTCACCATCTTCCGATAGGTTCTTTCTGGTGTGAATGGTTTGAAGGTAGACACATCTCTGTTGACTACGATGAAACATCACAGATATTGGCAGTGGAAGGATTTAAGAAAGAACATACTCTTACTAAATGGGATAGATGGATAAAGATTTATGAACAATATCCATTACCAAAATTCTTACATGAACTAGCTATAAAGTATAAGGAAATAAACTGTGAATTCATCGGTGATAAACTTGTCGAGGTGCATTTTCGTTTAAACCCTGATTTTGAAGCAGGTATTACAGAATTTATACCAATCTTTAAAAAAAATGTTTTGAATCTAGAGACCCAAGGATACACTTGGATCGACGCGCCGGACGAAAATGATAGGATTGGTGCATGGGTAAAGTAATTAGATTCTCTATATGATATTGGTTGACAAATATACAAAAATGGGATATAGTTGTATTATTAGTTACGATGATGTCAAAGGTTTTAGTTAAAAATTAAGAAAGGAACGATATGCTTTTAAAAACACTCTTTAAAGAAAGTGACCACGGTCAATATCGCGCAGAAATACACCAAGAAAATGATACGGATTTTCGTGTAGAATATTACAGCCCAGCTGGAAATATTAAGCGAATGCAATACAATAACTCATCTGTACTTTTTGTTGAAGATATGGCTTCTAATTGGCTTAGTTCAATTAAGGTACTAAACGGATGATAGAAACACAAACTCCCGAAAAGATACATTTTGAAATTTCAAAAATGCTTTCTTCAGGTGTTTCTTACATAGATGCGTTGGTAGAATACTCAAAAACAAAAAATGTAGAAATTGAGACTATCGCTGAAATAGTGAAAAAATCAGTAGTAATGAAAGAAAAAATTAGATCTGAAGCAATTAATATGAAATTGGTGAAAAAAGACAAAAATGACAATAAACTATGCGACTGAAGATGCATTTCGTGTTTATGTCGATTACTTAGCACTAAAACGACATTTTACCACTGATTCATACGATTATAAAAAATATAATGGTAAAGTCAAAGCATCGTTCGAATCATTTCAAACGAGAAACGATGCGTTTTTCTTCTATAAACTTTCAAAAAATAAAGACTGGCATAATATAATACTTGCCAATATATTAAAAAATCCCAACGGCTGGATAAGAGAAATGTTGGAAGAATCTGGAGAAACTATCTTTGCCGAATGGGAAGGAAGAATTGACTCTTTGACATATACGTTCAAAGACGATTTATCAAGATTAAAAGAGAATTATCCCGAGAATTTTATTCCAAATAATGGGCAGCACCCGCACATAATGACGCTATATTTGCAAAAGAAAATATCAATTGAGACATTTACAATTTTGGCAAATATATCAAACATTTATGACCGCTGGTCAAAAGAAATAGTTGACAAAGTAGTAGCTCGTGATATTATAAGACTATCCAAAAAGTATTATCCATTTTTGGAAATAGATCGAAAAAAATTTTCAGAAATTGTCAAAGAACGATTTTTCGGATAATAAATAGACTCGTAATGTTAATACATTGCGATATATTGTAAAAAACTGTACATACAACGCTATACAAGGAGAAATAATATGGCTGTAGATTTTCAATCACTAAAAAAGAACCGTTCAAAATCACTCGAGAAACTGAACGAGCAGCTCACAAAAATTACTTCCAAATCATATGCCGATCCAAATGAAGGCAAGTATTGGAAGCCAACTCGAGACTCAGCAGGAAATGGTTTTGCGATTATTCGCTTCCTAGACTCACCTCAAGGTGAAGATATGCCATTCGTGCGTCTGTGGGACCACGGCTTTAAAGGGTCAACAGGTCTTTGGTATATCGAAAATTCTCTTACAACTATCGGTCAACCTGATCCTGTATCTGAACTCAATTCTAAACTATGGAATATGAATAATGATGACGGTTCACAGGAGCGTAAACAGGCGCGTGATCAAAAGCGCAGACTTCATTATATCTCTAACGTCTATATTGTTAAAGATTCTGGTAATCCAGAAAATGAAGGCAAGGTATTCTTGTTTAAATACGGCAAAAAGATCTGGGATAAACTCAATGATCTTATGAATCCTTCATTCGAAGATGAAAAGCCTGTTAACCCATTTGATCTATGGGAAGGCGCTAATTTCCGTCTGAAAATCCGTATGTTTGAAGGTTATCCAAACTATGATAAGTCCGAATTTGATTCACCATCTGCATTCTTTGAAGATGACGATGAAATTGAAAGAGTCTGGAAACAATCACATTCTCTCAAGGAAGTCATTGATCCAAAGAACTTCAAAACATATGATGAACTAAAGGCAAAACTTCACCGAGCACTTGGTATCGCAGGATCTGATGCTGATGTTCGTTCTAAAGCGTCTTCTTCAGCTGAAGAAGATCTATATGAAGAACTAGATATGAGCAAGGTACAGACACCTAAAAAGGAAACACCTGCACCCTCAATGAAAGAACAGGCATCTTCTGTCGAAGATGACGATGATCTAGAGTTCTTCAGAAACCTTTCAAAAGGCTAAAATTTAAAATCAAAGAGTGGAGAGGGTTAATTCCCTCTCCCAGTTAACATTAACTCGATTCCATCGAGCTTATTGTATACTTTAAAGTAAAGGATATACAAATGAAAAAAGAGGACAAAATAGAAGACTTTGATTTTGGTTTTAGTTTTGCTGACGAGGAAGTTGAAGAAGTTAAGGAAAACTTAACATCTATTATTCGAAATGATCAAGAAAAGATAGAAGATCTGGAACACAGGTTAAATCTTTTATACTCAGCAATTGTGCCATTTCTGGATAATCTATGCAAAAATCCAGAAAAGTCAACAATACATTGGCCAAATAGAGTTGAAAAAATACAAGAGTATAACAGAAAATTAAAACTAATAGTAGAAGGAAAAGCTAGATGAGTCTATTAGATAAAATGCTAAAAGCAGGAAATATTAAATCTGCTTCAGTACTTTCCAAATCGTCGTTTTTTAACGCAAAAGAAGTAATCCCTACAGATCTTCCTATTTTAAATATTGCATTCAGTGGTTCCCTCGAAGGTGGTTTACTTCCTGGTCTTACAGTTGTTGCCGGTGCTTCAAAGAGTTTCAAAACCATGCTTTCACTTTATTGCATGAAAGCGTATCTTGATAAGTATAAAGATGGTGTTGCTATCTTATACGATTCTGAATTTGGTATTACGCCAGATTATCTTGAAAGTTTTAACATTGACATCAATCGAGTCATTCACATCCCACTTGAAAATGTTGAGCAACTGAAATTTGATATTGTTCAACGTCTAGGTGAAGTTGAAAAGAAAGATAATGTATTCATTATGATTGACTCTATCGGCAACCTTGCTTCCAAGAAAGAAGTTGAAGATGCCGAAAATGAAAAGTCAGTTGCTGATATGTCACGTGCAAAGAGTCTGAAGTCTTTGTTCCGCATTATCACACCACACTTGACCACGAAGAATATTCCATGTTTGGCTATTAACCATATCTATCAGGAAATGGGTCTTTATCCAAAGGCTATCGTTTCTGGCGGTACTGGTATCTATTATTCAGCAAACCAAATCTTTATTATCTCCAAATCACAGGAGAAAGATGGAACTGAACTTACTGGTTTCAAATTTACAATTAATATCGAGAAATCTCGTTACGTCAAGGAAAAATCAAAGCTTCCATTCAATGTGTTCTTTGATAGCGGTATATATAAATGGTCTGCTCTATTTGATATTGCGCAAGAGTCTGGTCATATTATCAAACCAAAAGTTGGTTGGTATCAGACAGTCGATATGGAAACCGGTGAAATCTCTGAAAAGAGTTATCGTGCAAAAGATCTGGAAAGCAACGATGCGTATTTTGAAGGTCTAATTAAAGACAAGGTATTCAAGGAATATGTCGAACGGAAGTTCAAATTGACCGGTGGTGCCGGCGGTAATACCCAAGTTCACGATGATGACGAAGAAGAAGAAGTTGACATCGACGAATAAGTATGTTATTATGATCTAATACTGCTCTGATCATTATTGGTCAGAGCAAATTTGTTTCCGAAAGAGGTGGTGTATGCTAGAAAAAACAATTATTTCCAATCTATTATTTAATGAAGAATTTTCCCGCAAAGTTTTCCCTTATATCAAGGATGAATATTTTGATGAAAACACTCACAAAAAGATTTTTTCTACTTATTCTGAATATGTAGAAAAGTATAAAGAACCTCCGTCAATTGAAGCGCTTAAAATTTCTATTGACAAGCGGAAAGATTTGAATGAAGATGCATACAAAGAAGTGTGTAAATCAATTGATGAACTTTCAATTGATGCGACTACAAACCAGGAATGGCTTCTACATGAGACAGAAAAATTCTGCCAAGACAAAGATCTTTATAATTCAATTCGTAAAGCAATTCTAATTCTTGATGGACAAGACAAAGACTATGATAAAGGCGCTCTACCTAAGCTATTATCAGACTCACTTGGTATCAGTTTTGACACGAGCGTAGGTCACGACTTTCTAGAAGATTTTGAAGATCGTTATGAATACTATCATCGTAAAGAAGAACGTCTTTCATTCGACATTGAAATTTTTAATAAAATTACAAAAGGCGGCATACCAAGAAAATCTATGACCGTCTTACTTGCTACTACTGGCGGCGGTAAATCATTAGTTAAGTGTCATATGGCTGCAACAAGTTTGATGTTTGGTCGAAGTGTTCTATACATTACTATGGAACTTCCAGAAGAAGAAGTTGCTCGACGTATTGATGCTAATCTTCTTGATACAAGGCTAGATGAGTTAATGGATCTTCCAAGAGATATTTACAATAGCAGAGTCAATAAGGTAAAAAGTAAAACACCTGGTAAACTTATTATCAAAGAATATCCAACCGGTTCTGCACATTCGGGTCACTTCCGACATTTGTTAAACGAGTTACGAATGAAGAAAAACTTTATTCCGGATATTATTTTTGTAGACTATTTAAATATCTGTGCATCATCACGAGTCAAAGGCGCCGCCTCTGCAAATTCGTACACTTTGGTTAAATCTATTGCTGAAGAAGTTCGTGGTCTTGCAATGGAATTTGGTGTTGCAATCGTAACATCATCACAGTTTAACCGTAGTGCATATGACAGTTCCGATGTTGACTTGTCTAATACATCAGAATCAATGGGTATCACTCACACAGCAGATGCTATCTTTGGTCTTATTAGTAATGAGGAACTTGAAGAACGTAAACATCTGATGATAAAACAACTGAAAAACAGATGGGGTGACTTATCATACTATAAGAGATTTATTATCGGAATTGATCGCGCAAAAATGAAAATCTTTGACTTGGAGGAAGATGCGCAAAAGAAAGTAATGACTGAAAGTAAAAATACAAAAGATGAAGATAAACCAGTCTTTGATAAAGGTTCATTCAATGAGGAATGGGCTGACGTATCAAGTAAACGTAAAAAGAAACTGAAAGAAGCAGAGGATATACTATGAGCTACGTTTTGAAAAAATCTGACACTGTGTATAATATCTATGAAAAAGGCAGTGATGTGCTTATTGAACTTTCTCTCGAAGAAAAGAAAGCAAAAGATCTTTGCCGAAAATTAAATCTTGGATCAGGCTTTAATGGGTGGACTCCACCATTTTTTGCTGTAAGACATGAAATAACCGAGGGGCCTAAAGCTTCTTCTTTTTATAAATATAGTTAAAAAGGAGACTTTTAATGCTGCGCTTCAAAACGTTTATGCATCTTGACGAAGAAGCAGAAAAATCTGTTTCAAATAATACTAAAGGTGTTATGCACGAATTATTAACTGGATATCATTTAAATGGTGGTAAACATATGACTCATCATGAAGATTCAAATGGCGATAGTCCAGAAGAAGCGCACAACAAACTAAAAGCAACAATGCATCCTGATGATTATAAAAAGGCACACGATAGAGCCAAATCAGCAGCAGAAGATATTAAGAAAAAATTACCTGCTGGTCATAATATACATCAAGTACATTGGACTTCAAAACCTGAAGATATATATAGATCTACAGGTATACATTCAAGTCAGAAGGAAGATTCTTCTGACCTCATGATTCATACTAAAAAGAGTTCTTCGGATAAACCAACTTATCATGGTGTTAGTTTAAAGGTCTCTGATAACGCAAGTAAAAATTTACCAGCATCAAGTTTAGGTATTAAATCATCTGGATCAAAAGCTGAAGAAATACACGAGAAACATAAAAGTGATATTCGTAAAGCACACCCTTTATTGGTTGGTAAAAATAAAGTCGCTAGAAAAGCTATATTAGCTTCAAATCCAAAAATGAAAGCTGATATTAAAGAACGTAATCTTAAAACATTACATGCAGTTGCAAAGGCACATGCGGACGAATTAAATCATAAATTAACATCAGGTAATCACGCCGAAGTTGTCAAACACATTAGAGAAGTTTTACATGCGCATAAAACACCATTGCAAAAAGCTGGACATAATTTCGTAAAACATACAACATATGAAACAGCTAAAGGTGTTCAACATCATACTAATAATCCTGGTGAAGAACACGAACACATTTTAAATGATCATAAAAATATTACTGTAAAATCTAGTGGTAGTGCGGTACATTATTATCATAATGGTAAAAAGTTTGCATCTCAAGCGCATAAATTTGATTCACAGAGTGACCCTTTATCTAATCTTAAAAGTGCGGGCAAAGCGGCGTAATCACATGTTAAATTTTAAGCAATTTATCACAGAACAGACTCGCGGCAAAGGCTTAACTATCTTTGATATTGATGAGACTCTTTTTCGTACTAAGGCGCTCGTCAAGGTAATGAAAGACGGGAAACTTGTCCGATCACTCGATAATCAACAGTATAATACATACAAGTTGGAACCAGGTGAAACATATGATTATGGTGAATTTAGAAATGCTGAAATTTTCCATGATACGTCTATTCCAATATGGTCTATGATTAAGAAGGCAAAAGCAATTATTACTAACGCGGTCAACGCTGGATCTAAAGTTATTGTCGTCACTGCAAGAGCAGATTTTGATAACAAAAATAAGTTTCTTGATACATTCCGTAGATATGGAATTGATATTGATAAAGTTTATGTTGAACGCTCTGGTAATCTAAATCTTGGTTCTTCTGCCAAAAATAAAAGGTTCATTTTTCATAAATATCTTCGCGGTGGAAAGTACGAAAGAGTTCGTTTCTTTGATGATGCAATGTCAAACATTACTATGTTTAAGGCACTCGCAAAACAATATCCAAAAATAGATTTTCAAGCGTATCATGTTCAACACGACGGATCGGTAAGGAAAGTATGATGCTAACTTTTAGAGAATACCTCACAGAAAAAGTCGGTAGCTTTATCGCTTGGCACGGCTCTGGCTCAAACTTTAACAAATTTTTAAGGACGAAAGCTCATTCGGGCGAGGGTGGAGCTGCATTCGGATCTGGGATATATATTTCAAAGAACGAAGAAGTAGGAAAGTTCTATCAGAAGTTAAGTAAGAATCCTAATGCCATGTTATATAAAATTAGAGTAAATATAGATACAGATAAGATTATGAGATGGGACTTGTCATTTGATAAACAATCTAAGCCAGTACAAAAGGTATTGAGCACTATTGATTACGATAGTTCTAAAGGTACTGAAGCAAGATACTACTATCATGCTCTACGCTCTTCTTTTAGCTCTGGAGATAAATCTGGTCCAATAGAAAGTGAAAAAGCTACTAAACATTTAGAAGACGCTGGTTTACACGGGATTTACTTCGTTGGTGATAGAAAGTTTAAAGGTAAAGGCAGAGATGTTTCTCAAAATTTTGTAATATTTGATCCTAACAATATATCGATTCTGCAGAAATTTGATAATAAAGGAAAAGAAGTTTAATGTTATCATTTAAACAATATCTCGAAGAGGAAAAGAACACACATATGGTGCATCTTGCCGACGCTATCATTGATGGCGGTGTGGAAGGTACTCGTCAAGCAATTAATCATCTCAGAGTTCTTCGAGATACTCTTGCAGGTAACACGAAAAGTCCAATGAACATTTCCACCAAATGGGATGGAGCACCGGCAGTGTTTGCAGGTATTGATCCTTCCGATGGTAAATTCTTTGTAGCAAAGAAAGGTATCTTTAACAAGAACCCAAAGGTCTATAAAACAGCAGCAGATATTGATGCTGATACATCAGGTGATTTGAATACAAAATTGAAATTAGCTCTTGCTGAGTTGCCAAAACTTGGTATTAAGGGCGTAATACAAGGTGATTTTCTTTATGCGAGAGAAGATATTAAAGAAGTTGAAATTAATGGAGAACCGCATATTACTTTCCATCCTAACACGATTGTTTACGCGGTACCAGAGACAAGCAATCTTGCTAAACAAATACTTGGATCCAAGATCGGTGTGGTATGGCACACAACATACGGAGGAGACTCTTTTGAAACAATGTCAGCGAGTTTTGGACAGGAGATTGCAGGAAATCTCAAAAAAGTAAAAACTGTCTGGTCTGTTGACGCTGTATTTAAAGACTTATCTGGTAGTGCTACACTGACAGCAGAAGAAACAAAACATGTCACGAGTCTTCTTTCTGAAGCAGGTAAACTATTTGCAAAGATAAAGCGTCCTGTATTGGATGGACTTTCAAGTAATGAAGAGCGTAGAATCCGTGTCAACGCATTTATCAATGTGAAGGTGCGTGAAGGTCAACGTATTGGCGATCCAAAGAAATTTGTTGCAGACATGATTAAATACATTGAGGACTTCTATCAGAAAGACGCAGACAAAAAGAAATCAGATGCCGGGAAAGAAGCATCATTCAAGAAACGTGATGAAATTCTTTCATACTTTAAAGAACATGGTTCCGAAGTCGTGGACGTTTTCAAAATTTATAATATTGTAGATGAAGTTAAATATATTCTATTGGATAAACTTAACAGAGTAGATGGGCTAAGAACATTCCTTAAAACCAGTAATGGGTATGAGGTAACAGGTCAAGAAGGTTTTGTTGCTATTGATCATCTTGGTAAAAATGCTCTCAAGTTAGTTGATAGATTACAATTCAGCAAAGCAAACTTCTCACCCGAATATATCAAAGGATGGCAGCGATGAGTTCGATAAAAGAGTTTGCTAAACTTTTAAAGGAAGCCCAAACTCAGCAAAAGGAAGCAAAAGTACTTGATAATTTTTCAAAGCTTCTGAAAGAAACTGCGCAGACTTCTATTACAAATGATCGTATAGTTCTTGAAACTGAAACTGAACGCCGTGTAATAGTAGAAAAACCACCTGTCGACACAATTACAGATATTTTCGTTGAAGAAGTATCTACAATCGAAAAGATTGCAAATTCAATACCTGTTAAAAAGATAATTGAAAATATTGAATCTGAAAGATGGGATGATCCACTTAGAAGAAATTCAAGTCAGAAATTTGTTACATTTAAAGAAATGAATGATCACTATACCAATTTTCTTGGTAGAATACAGCAACAATTAACTTCTGTAGGTGGTGGCGGTGAAGTCAAATTTAGATATCTAGATGATGTCAATAGATCAACAATGTTATCATCAAATGATAATTATGTTCTTGAATATGATGCAACATCAGGAAAAGTTCAGTTTACAAATCAAATTGGACCAATAGATAGAATAAAATTTGATTTAAATCATGCGCACGATGAAATACGAACTCCTGGTACTCTATGCTGGAGCCCAGAAGATCTAACTCTTAATTTAGAGCATCCAGGCGGAGTAACACAGCAAATCGGGCAAGAAATGTATGGATATGTTCGAAACGGAACAGCGAATACAATACCTAATGGAACTGCTGTTCAATTTTCTGGTGCTGAACAGAACGGAACCGCTCGCCTTCTTGTTGCACCGATGTTAGCAAACGGCGCTTTTCCAAGTCTATACGGTCTAGGTATCACCACACAAGATATAGAACCCGGTGAAGATGGTATGGTTACAGTCTGGGGTAAAGTTAGAGAAATTGATACGACTGGTGGCGCAGAAGACTGGCAAGTAGGAGATGTACTCTATGTAAGTCCTATATACGTTGGAGAACTTACCAAAGTCAAACCAACTGCGCCTAATAACGTCATACCAATGGCAGCGGTGCTAAAAGTAGATTCCACTGAAGGTGAGCTCTTTGTTCGTCCTACGATCAGCCAGCAGGAATCCTATGGAAGATTTGCTCGTACGACTACACAAACCGCAAACACTATAAACACCGGTTACCCTATAGTTTTTGATGACACCGAGATCACAAACGGAGTCACAATCGGATCGCCCGCAAGCCAAATTGTTGTGAATCAGTCCGGCTTCTATCAGTTCGACGTGTCTCTAGAAGTAGAAGCAACATCAAACAAGGGCGTTGTATATGTATGGTTTCGAAAGAATGGAAATGATATTGCACTATCATCTAGAAGCAACACGATTACAAATGGGGATGTATTTGCTGTTTCCTCAACACTACAAGTCTCTCTTGCGGCTAATGATTGGGTGGAAGTCGTGTGGGCGAAATCCGCAGCTGGAATTCAACTGAAAGCAAACGCCACACCAGTGGTAGGACCGTCCGTTGCTTCTGCTCTATTGAGCGTCGGCCAGATTCAGCTATAACATAACTGAATACCGACATTTCAAAAATGTCAATGCTTATTACCTATTTTAGTAAACTATTCCGATAAATAATATCATTAAATCTGTGGTAATTCTACCACGGACAACGAAGTACACACACATTGAAAGAGAGAAAATAATGTTAACGCTAAGACTTTTTGATGGTCTAATAAAATCCACACGACACACCGAATCTGATAAAGAACTTGCTACTTGGGCTCGCACCGAGTATAAAGCTGATGCCGACTATGCATACTTCCATATGAAGCAGTATGGTGTCGCGCCAAGACTAGGAGTGTCGGTATGATGTCTCTACTCGTCAAGTGGTACGCTAGAAACAGAACCTATAGAAAAACCTACAAAGAACTCAGTTCTTTAACCGTACATCAGCTTAAAGATCTAGGATTGCATTATAGTTCTATCGATCAAATCGCATTCGAAGCTGCATATGGTAAGGAGGCTCGTGGTGTTTAATTTTAAAAATTTATTTAAAGCAAGAACCGAAAAAGATAAGATTGATGAATATCTTGCAGACGCAGTTGACCTCGCTGACCTAGAAAACCGCATTCGAAGAATCGATCGTCAAGAAGCTCCATGGCAGATCAAATCAAATCAGAATTTAGTAGGGTGGGCATGATGATAGATCCAGATCACACCTTCCATAGAGATAACGCCGAAAAGAAAAAAGGCGGCAAGTAACTTCAACATTCTCTAAAATAGCATTATACTAATATGAATAAATAAAAGCGGGATTGTAATAATCCCGCTTTTTTGTTTGGAGATTATTATGAAAATTGTTACAGTATTAAAAACAAGCGCTGATTATAAAAAGGCATACGTGGATCTAATATATAATCAATGCAAGAAATACGCGCCAGATATAGA